TTAGATTGTGATCTACCTGCAAGTAAAGTTCTACCTTCTCCAGCACCCATCATTAGATATTGGAGAGCATCGTGAACATGGGAGTATCTATTCTTAAATGGTTTTTCATCATATCGATCACCAGATGTTTGTAGTCTTCTATAGTGATAACCACCATTAAATCCTTTTTTAAGATTAATACATTTAGGATCAATCATAAATCCTGCTTTACCATCTATGAGTCTTTGTAGAGCTGTATCTACAGATTCAATTCTTAAAGCAACATCATTAGATGGTGCAGGTAATGCTTTTAGTCCATAATTTCTCATAATTGAAAAAGGAGTTCTTTCATCTGTTTGTGATCTAAAATCTCCAGCAGGATCTCCGTAAATTTGTATATCATAGTTCTTATAATTTTTAGCTATCTCACCTCTGAGTAATTCTGAAAATCTCATAACACCCATATCAAAACATACTAGTTCATTTAGTATATTCCATTTACCTAAAGCTGTTCTTTGACCAAAGACTGCTGCAGGTGTTAATCCAAAGTCAATACCTATAAATATTGGTTGTTGTATATTCGGATTTAATTTTTCTTTTGATATATGTAGTTCTTGTTTAAAGTTAGGATATACAGGTTTACCTTCTTCTATAGCACCTAGTTTATTTAAAACATAAACATCTATCCATCCTTTTGTTTTACCTCTAATAATATTAGGATAATATTTTGGGGTTAGGTTTTTTTTATTTTCTGCAAGATCATTATTGTCATATGCTGTAGTAAAACCATCTTTATCTTTTTTCTCATGCATTGCAGGTGGTTGTGTATGAAAACTCCAGTTGTCAGGTTTAATTAACATTAGAGCTTCATCACGAGATATGTGATCTGGTACAGGAACATCTCCTGCCATTATTGGCCACCAATGATCTTCTTCTGGTGCATTGGTATCTGCTATGACTCCATACCAAGTAGCACCTCCATCTCTCATAGATGGAAATCTTCCTACCCTCATAGTACAAGCATCAATAATTGATTTAGGTATTTCTCTAGCTTCGTTTACCCATACGCCTGTTAATTCTAAAGATAATAGTTTCTTAACATCTTCAGGTCTATCAAGAGCTAGGAATATAACTTCTAGTTCTATATCACCTTTATTGATTCTATGAGTATATGGTACTGACCAAGCAAAGTTTCCCCAAGTATCTTCAGGAAACCAATCTAGCCATGTTTTAATTGTTGTAGTTTTTAATTGTGGGTTAGTATTTCTAATTACTGCCCATCGAGATTTACGCTTACCTTCAGCGTTTTTCTGTTGTAGTAAAGCTCTCCTAAAAATTTCTATGCAACAAGATACAGATTTGCCAGATCCAACTGGCCCTCTTAAACCTCTAAAGAAGTCGTTAGACTTCATAAATTTTTTTAATGTATCACCTTCAGGTTTATATTGAAAATTAATCGACATTCTTACCTACATTAGCTTGTAACATTTTAAAAACTGTTTCTTCACCAAATGCTTCAATGAGTTTATCAGCTTCATAATCTGTTATCATGTGTGTAGGATAATAGCTTAGATGTGTTTTTTTTACAATCTTTCTTAATCTTCTTCTGTCTTTTAAACTTAAAGTATTGATGAACGACATTCTTCTTCCTTAACTTGTTGTTTAACTAAATCAAGTATTTCTTTTTCAGTACCATATTTCTTTTCAAAATTTTTCTTATCTAAATGAATCCCTGTATTGCCTTGATGATGTTCATGGCATAAAGGTATTACTTCAAAATGGGAGCTTCTTCTTCCCATTCCAACATTACCTTTTCCATTATTTCTAATATGGTGTAATGTGGCAGGTCTTTGACAGACAAAGCAACCCAATTGGGCTACCTTGTCCATCCATATTTTTTCTTCCTTAGTAGCCACTAGATTGCGATTTGGGCTTCTTCGGTTTTTTCGATTGTTTTGGTTTCGGTTTCTTTTTTGAAGGTTTCTTCATTGATCTCCTCATAAGTTGCTCTGCAGCCATCAGGGATAGCAGCACTTGCTTTTTGCATTGCAATAATATCATTATCTGCCTTATAGTAAATTTCTTTTTTTAATTCGTCATTCTTCCAAACATTAACTTTATAATACATAATTACCTCTTATTTATTGGGAAGGATCAGGATTATAAGATAATATTAAAATATCAACGCACCTACTATAAAGCCAGAAACAAATATTATTATTTCTTGCCTATACAGCAATGACCATTGTTCGAATTTTTCTATATATTTCTTGTATTGCATATAAGCAATATGCTGATATTACGAATAAAGTCCAGCAAATAAGTATTAGGAATATAATGGTGTAATACCATAAATCCCATAATAACTTCATTTTCCTTGCCTGTTGTAAGATTTAAAACTTCTTTTTTTGGATTTGTTCATAGAACTAAATTTTGGTCTACGACTAGCTATACTAGTCTTCTTAAACTTTGCCCTTGTTTCATGGGCAACCTTTTCTGTATTAAATTTTTTCTTCTTAGCCATTTGTAGTATGCTAACGAATATTTAAGACTTTTCAAGATATGCTTTTTTTAAGCTCTATCGCTTGTTCAACTCCACTAGTCATCTGACGATGATGGTTTTTGCCCCCACCCATCGAATGATGGATGTGGGAAAAGAGTAGGTGGTCACCTACACTTTAACTTAGGTCGATGTTAATCTTTATATCGCCTTGAATATTGTGAGCTACCTTGTCCGGTGCTCTCAATCCAACTCTATCTAGGATGTCCCTACTAGCTTCGAGCTGAACATACTCACTTCTCGCTCCTGAAGACAGGTCGATAAGTTTCCTAGACGCACTTACTGCACCAAGTCCTAGAGTATTTGCTATACTTCGTTGCATATAACTCTGTACCTTTGGTAATCGTAGTGTGCGACTTGCACTTACTCTCCCTGCTTCTTCGCTTCCTTTACTTGAATATCCAGCTGTTTTAGCTGCTTCCTTGATGCTACATCCAGTTGTTACGATAGTATCAACTAGCTTCTTTTGTTTCTCTGTTAAGTCCGTCATATAACGCTTTTATTATTCTACCCCTAACTGTTCGTAGTGGCAGAATTTCTCCTTGTCAAGCGTTATATTAGGACTTTAGTGGTTGTTGCTACGCACAACACTATATCTGGTAGTCAAGAACCTACGGTTCTTAACGATCTCCCTTGGAACGATAACATTAAGATTAGAATAAGGAATCGCCAAAGGCGATGCTTTGGTTCCCCATACGCAGTTTTCACTCTAAAGGCAATCTGCACAGCGACAGATTGCTATTCGCTAAGGACTCGCCTGACTGTTGGTAAACCAACATCTAGGCATCGTCCTACGCTATTAATTAATAAGGATGAAACCCCTGCGTTACTCGAAACGCAGGAAGCTGTGCTTCCTCTTGCCCAAGGGCAATTCACCATCCTGATAAGGGCGTTTCTGCGTTACTCGGTACTGCTATGGGGCCCCCACACACACGGGAGTTACTCGCTTGTATCACGAGTTTGCCTCAATGGGAATGCCCTTCGCTTCGCTTCGGCGAGGACACGAAGGTCGCACACAAGGTGCAACCCCTGTGTCGCATTCAACCATTGAGCTTTGCCTCGTGATGACTGCTCGAGGTAATCCCATGAGTGTTAAATGATATGGGTTAATTAAATAACTAGGAGGATGATATGAATATATCTGAAAAAGCTAGAGATTTGATAGCTTACTTCAAGATTCGTGAAGATAGTGATAAAATCAAGCGAGTTGAGGAGTTAGCTGTTAAAAGAGATGTAGCTGAATCGGTAGGTAATACTGATGAAGTTGCTATCATAGATAGTGAGTTAACTAACTATGGTGAAATAAATCCAATTAAACAAAAAGGAGTATAATATGGATAATGTGAAAAACATATACAAAGACGATCCTGAAAGCAGATTGCTTAATATGGAATTAGTCCTTGATGATAATGAGAAAGCTATGATTGATGGTGTAAAAACTTTTGTACAATCAATCATTACACCTTTCGTAGATTGCCAAGATTGGGCTAGAATAGCTGAATGGAATTTTGATTCAGTTTATGGTTCAATGTATAGACATGACGAAATGTGTAATTCTTCGTTGGATAAATCCAAAGAGGAATTGAAAAAGTATACTTCAGAAGATGTAGGTACTGAAATCTCTAAAGGTAAATTATCTACTGCTTTATTCAAGGTTAAAGCACAAACTTTAAACTGTAGAAGAAGTGGATTAATTGTTAAAACTTTAGAAGATGAGTATAAGAAAATCTTTGATAAAGATTATGTACCTAAATCTAAAAGAGGCAATGTCACAGATAAAGTTTATGTGGACAAAGCTGAAAAAGATATGATGATAGCTGAAGCTAATAAGCTGTTAGCTGTTTAATATCAAAAAATTAGCCCTTGTATCTCTATTAGTGAGGTATGAGGGCTTTTTTTATCGTGTTTAGAATCATTCTAAAGAGGCAAAACACGGTGGGGCAAAAACCTGTGAGGTGCTACCGAATAGGTTGCATCCACAATTAATAAGTGTATAATAATAAAAATAGAAAGAGGTAAACAATGTGGAATAAAATCCAAAATTGGCTAATGAATGTATTAGCTAAATGGATATGGATCATAATTATGTTTCCTATCCGAGCTGTTATAGGTCTATGTATTGCTGTAAGCAAACATATGCCAGAAAAAGTAGAAGTTCCTTATGAAATTAGGAAAAAAGAAAAAGAACCAAATGGAGTTAAACAATGGTTCTAACTAATTTATTAATGGTACTATTAGGATTTATACTATCAATGTTAGGAGTAATAATTGCAATCCATTCAAGTCATTTTGAATTAGGATTAATACTTTTAGTTGGTGGTATATTATCCGTTTTTGAAGGATTGCCAAGGAGAGATAATGGGTAAAGCTAAACAAGAGTTTTTAGATAAACTCGAAAAACTACAAACGGATTATGCTGAATGTAAGATTAATACCGAGCAATTCGATCAAGGTTTAAAAGATATTGGTATTCATTCTGAAGAAGAAAGAATGTTCGAAAAACTTGATGCCGAAGAAGCTAGGTATGAATTTAAAATGGATAAAGCTGCCGAAAAAGCAAGAAACGAATAATGTATTGTGTAATTTGGTCAAAAAAGAAAGAAGAAAATTGGAGCTTATTTAGCAATAATTGTTTCTTAATTGAATCAGAAGCACAAGAATTTGCTAATAAACAAAAATCAAGAACTCATAAATTTAAAGTTGCTAATATGAAAGATTGGTTTTGAGGAGTATATATGAAAGTAAAAGTAAATAAAGATCCTGATAAACCTGAAAAGTTTACATGGTCTAAACATAAAAAGTGGTTAAGCACTTTTACAGATTGTAAAACTGTTTATCCTGAAACTAATAAAAGAAAAAGAGGTAAAAATGCCAAACGATAAAATATATAAAACTAGTGACCTTGCTCAATTTAAATATGTAAAAGGTAATAGATCTATACATGAACCTTGGGTAAGAAAATTAGCAGAGCTTATTAAAGAAAAAGATCTGCAAATGCCTATCATAGTAGATGAAAATATGAGGGTACAAGATGGACAACATAGATTAGAAGCATATAAACTATGTGGTTTTCCTGTAACATACATCATCAAAAATAAATTTGAATTAGATGATGTAAGAGCATTAAATGCTAATGCTAAAAAATGGACATTAACTGATTATTTAATGAGTCATGTTAAGTTGGGTAATAAAGAATACCAACTATTAGAATGGTTTGTTAAAACATATAACTTTCCTGTATTAGCTTCTTGTGCAATGCTAAATGGCAAAGGTTATACTGACCATCATATTGTTAGTTCATTTAAAAAAGGTGAATTTAAAATTAAAGATCTAGAGTGGGGAAAAACACAAGCTAGAAGAATATTATGGATTGGAGAGTTTTTCCAATACTATAAAAAGAGAAACTTTATAGACGCATGTTTATCTGTTTTTCAAAATAAAACTTTTGATTGGAAGTTATTTAAGAAAAGATTAGAAAACAATTCTGCTAAATTGAAAAATCAAGGTAGTAGAAATGAGTTTATAATTAACATTGAAAGAATTTATAATACAGGAACATCATCTAAATATAAAATTAGATTGGAACTGTATGATTATAAAAGATAGAATTGCCTTTAGGATTAGCTCCCTAATGTTAAGCCCAGGTATACCAGTAAACAATCGCTGCTCGGCTTCATAGCAATAACTCAAGTATCGGAGAGAACGAGTGGTTAGCCCCCAACGAATGTTGGGGACTGACTCGATATGAAAGAAAGAAAGAAAGAGGTCTTATGGAAACAGCTATACAAACAATACCGAAAACGCTACTCACAATAGATGAAAGTGCGTATTTTGATGTACGAAAAGTACAACTAAAATATAGAGATTATAATTGGAAACAACATGGTGGTACACCACAAATGTTGCCAGTTAATAGATATGCTTTAGTAAGAAAAGATAATGGTAAATTACTTGGTATTCACTCTGATGATTACATAGTTAGACCGTATTCTGATTTAGCAGAAAAGGTTAACGAAGTAATTTTAGATGCAGTACCTGATATTTATAAATGGAAAATAACAACAGAAGATTGGGTATATGCTGATGGTAAAAAATACCGAAGAAATATAAATTTTTGGAATAAACAAATATATTTAGACTCTAATAAAAGAGCTAACGAATGTATTATTCCACAAGTAAGAATTTACTCATCACTTGATGGACAATGGGGACAACAAATTATGTTTTCTTCCATCTATATGTGGTGTTTAAATGGAATGGTAAGACCTGATTGGACATTTACTGTTTATAATAAACATAGTTCCAAAAAAGATATTACCTATAGTGTCGCTGAATTTCGTGATGGTTTAGAAAGCCATAAAGAAATGGGCGATGAAATGTTTAAAATGATGCAAAAGAAAGTGAAGGTAGAGGATGTTACGGAATGTTACAGAAAAACATTGGCTAACACAAATAAAAGAAATCTCGATATCGATAATAACAGTGTTGTTGTTATGCGTGATCTGGACTCTTTATGGGGTAAGTATGCTGCTAAATATGGCAATACAGTTTTTGCGGTTTATCAAACTGCAACTGACTGGGCAACACATCCCATCACCAGAGGAGCAGTTTACAATGTTTCGAGAAAAAGAGAGAAACAAGTAGCTGAAATGATGCGATCTAAATATTGGGAGAACTTATATGGCTAATTGTTATTTCCACGCCAAATCTAGTGCAAAGAGATGGGGTGGTAAAGCAGAGGATTATCAAAAAATCCACGATTGGATGGATGAAAGTAAAAAACTTTCTACCCATTTTGCACATAGGGCATTAAGACATCATGCTGAAGGATGCTTTGCTGCCGAAAAAGAATTTGGTCATACGATAACGAATAGTGATGGTAAAGCTGTTCCTGTACGACTAATAGTAGAGAAACATATTATCGAAGATTTAGGATGGATTCCTAGCTTTGATGATTGGATAAAACAAATAAAACTAACTAACTGGATGGTGAAAGGACAACATAAGTTATGACAAGAGCACATGATATAACATTAGTAGGAACAACATTTGATTCTAATACTGATGATCCTAAATGGTGGGACTACGAATTAGAACAGCAAAAATATGCTGAACAAGTAGAAAAGAAAAATTCAAATATACTTAAACCTGTATTTAAGAAAATGCATGAAATGGGAATTGTAAGATTAGAAATTCCATTTTCAGGTGGTGGTGATTGTGGTGGATTTGATGGTAATATTGAATTTTATAAAGAAAATGGTGATGAAGAAAAGGAACCAAATTTTGATAAAATGAAACCTGATGGATGGAGAACACATTACATACCATTAATACATAAAGTACCAACTAAAACTAAAGGTAAATCTACATGTCATATTTTTGAATATCAATATACAGATTATAAAGATTTTAAAATAGATACAGATTGGTTAATACAAAGATTTTATGAATTTGGATTTCTAAATGAATGGGGTACATTTGCTGGTGAATATCATGTTTGTGGTAGAGTTATAATTTATACAAAATCAGGAAATTATAGTATGCCTTACCAACAATCAGTAGAAGAATATGAAGATTTAGAAAATTGTGGCAATATGTTTGATATGGGAGAAACTAATGAAACTAAAAACAATAATTGAAATATCTAGAGCATTAGGAAATACAATTCCTTGTGATATGGATGAACAGCTCAAAGAACAATATCTATCTGAAAGTAAAGGCGAATGGATAGAAATTGGTGAAATGGATATAATACATTTTATTAGAGCTTTTAATAAACGACATGATAGGTCTACTAAAAAAGTCAGAAGTTATGTTACTGATTTATTAGACTCAATGGAGATACCGTATGAAACTAAATGATGTAGAAAAAGCAGTTGAATATTTAGCAAGTACTGATGAGCAACATGCTAAAATAGCTGCAAGTCAAGAGTCAATGAGAGATGCTGAAAAACATACTAAAGGTAAATTTGTTCTTGAACATAATGATTTACCTGTTTCTAAAGCTGAACACTCTTACTATGCTAGTAAAGAATTTTTAGAAATATTAAAATTAAAAAAAGAAGGTTTTGAGCATTTAAAAGAGTTGACAAATAAACGACAAACTGCTGTATTGCGTATCGAAATATGGAGAACGCTTGAAGCATCTAGAAGGAAAGGAAATGTTTAATGAATTTTAAACATGTTTACTCTATGGCTAGAAAAGCTCCCGAATATGAGGGACTTACTGATAGAGAAACAATTATATACCGAACTGCATTTAGGAATGGTTTTAGATCTGGTGCAGCACTTCGTCAAAAAATTAAAAAAGTTATTATACCTAATAGACCAGCAGATATTCCAGCTGGGCCAATTATTAATAACCAAAAAATAGTTGATTCAATTTATAATGTTGTAGTTGATTATTTCCGAGTTTCTAAAGTTGAATTAATAGGCAAATGTAGAGATCAGTATTTAGTGATACCGAGATCTATGATAGCGAATTTAATGAGAGAATGTACTGCATTGTCATTTCCTGAAATTTCTAGAATAATGAATAGAGATCATACAACTGTTATTCATTATGTGAAAACAAGAATTGGGAGTTACTCCTTTTGGAAAACTCCTAATAACCATAAAGTATATAACTATTTAAAAACAGAGGTGTTAAATGAAACAAGCAAGAAATGAGTTGAATAATTTAATCGGATGGAATATTAAACGATTAAGAAAACAATCAAAACTCACACAATCTAATGTTGGAGATCAGTTAGGAGTGACTTTTCAACAAGTGCAAAAAATAGAAAAAGGAATAAATCGAGTATTTGCACATCAATTAATCCATTTATGTCGTCAAAATAAATGGGATATTAACGAATTTATGGCATTGGAGTCATCCATAGAAGTCCATAATAGCTAGTGAAAATTGGACTGTCAGACCACTAGCCCCTACTTATTGCGTTGCTGGATCGAGAGGGAAGGCAACGCACAATGGGTGTTGACATTTTGTTCTTTGTGCGTATGCTCGAATTATGGCAAATCAAGAAGCATTGGGGCCAATATTCCACAATCAAGTTATTCCTCAATTTGTTAATGCGAGGAAAGCTAGAGGTATATCTCAATTAGAAATGGATGAAGTTTTAGGAGTAGCTAAAGGTTTAGTTTCTAAATGGGAATGTGGAATCAGAAAACCGAGTGGTTGGTTGTTCTGCTGTTGGGCAGATGCTTTAGGTATGCAAATAACATTAACTCCAAAAGGTGCTAAACAATGACAATAAATCCTGATTTTATCCCAAGTGAAGTCACAAATGATCCTATTGTCAACAAAGTTGTAGACATAGTTATGAAACGACACATGCAAGGCATGGCGAAGTTTGGTAAAACTATGGACTCTAACGAAAGACCTTTAGACCAATGGATAGATGAAACAATTGAAGAATTGTTAGATGCTGTCCATTATCTTGTTAAAGCAAAGTCGATAACGGATAAGTTTAAAGTCAAAGAGAAAGAGTTACAAGGACTTGTTGAAAAATTTAGGGAAGGAACATTTGTAGATGATAAGGGAACTAAAACGCAAGAATAAAATAGATTATTCAGCTCCACATAACAGAACGATGTTTTTTCGTATGAGGTTGCTTAAATTTTATAGGCAAATCGAATATGATGAAGACATATATGTTGCAACAGCGAATAAAATATTGAATGGTACTCTACCATGGGAGTATGTAAATAAAATAGAAAAGTTGAGGTTAAAACATGAAAAAGAAAAAAAAGCGAGATGGAAAAAACTTCAAAAGACAAAAGCCGAAAGTCTTGGTCTTAAAGTTAGACAAATTGTTAATAAATACAAAAGATAAACATTACTGGAAAATCGGAGGAACGATATGATTGAGTTTGATAGAAAGCAAGGAATAGGTGGTTCTGATGCTACAAGATTATACCAAGGTAATTGGTATGAGTTATGGCAGGAGAAGATAGGTGAAACCGAACCTGCAGATTTAACAGATGTTTTACCTGTACAAATGGGAATACATACTGAAGATTTTAATATTAAGTGGTTTGAAAAACAAACTGGTATGAAAGTTACTGGTTATCAAACTCCATTCTATCATGAGAAATATCCTTTTATGTATGCTCATGTAGATGGTTTAATATTAGATGATGATAAAGCAATTGTAGAATGTAAGCATACAAATGCATTTAGTAATCCAAAGAAAGTTGCAGATAGATATAAAGCTCAATTGCAACATTATTTGATGGTTACTAAATATCCCAAAGTTTATGTATCTATGTTTTTTGGAAACATGAAATTTGAAGTTATGGAAGTAACTGAAGATAAAGAGTTTCAAGAACAATTAGAAAATGCTGAAATATTGTTTTGGCATTTTGTGGAGAAGAAAAAAGCTCCACCTGATTATATAAGTTTTGAAAATTTTAATTCAAAGGAGTTTACAGATGGAGAAACCATTATACCCATTATCCCCAGGAAGTAAGGAAGATGGAACATCATTAGAAGCTGCTGAATTAATTAAAGCAGGAGCTGAAACTATTAGAAAAAGAGTTTATGATGCAATTTGTAATAAAGGAAATTTTGGAGCAACAGCTGATGAAGTTGCTGAACTACTGAATTTGAGTCCTTTTACAGTTAGACCAAGAGTAACAGAGTTATTTAAACTCGGTAAAATTGATAGAACTGATAAAAGAAAAAACTCAAGTGGTGCTATGGCTTATGTGTATAGAGTCAGTAAAGCACAAGTAAATAACTTATACACAGAAAGAGGAACCTAAAATGGGAAAACCAATAGATAGTAGAGCATTAGCTATACTAAAAAAACTTAACCTTGATCAAAAAGATGAACAAGGTTCATATAAAGCATTGTGGGATTGCCACGGTACTTGGGTAATGTATCATAGATATATTGAACAAGCAGGTGCTGAAAATGGAATAAGATACAAATATGATGAAATAGAAAAAGATTCTATTAATGGCATTGTAGTTGTTAAGTGTACTGCTGTATTAGACAAAGGTAACGAAAGAAAAATACAAGTAGTATCTTATGGAGAAGCATCTCCTAAAAATACTAAAAATGCTTATCCATACGCAATGGCAGAAAAGAGAGCATACGATAGATGTGTTCTTAAACTATTAGGTTTACATGGTTTTGTATATTCAGAAGATGAATTACCTGATGAAGTTAAAGCAAAAGGTAAACAAGCTAGTAAACTTGAAAGTAATATTAAAATTGTAGATGTTAATAAAATGAAGAAAGGAAGGTCTAAAGATGATAAATAAAGTCATGTTAATAGGCAGATTAGGTGCTGATCCAGAGGTTAAGAAAACCAAAAATGGTGATAGTTTTGCTAATCTATCTTTAGCTACTAATAAGAAGTTTAAAGATAGTGAAAAAACTACTTGGCACAAAGTCGTAGTATTTGATCCTCGTATCGCAGATACAATGGGCAAATATGCTAAAACTGGTACATTGTTATATGTCGAAGGTGAGATTGAAACAAGATCTTACAAAGATGCCAATGGCAATAATAGATATGTAACTGAAGTTATAGTACCTAGATACTCTGGCGTTATTAGAATGGTCGGCAGTAAATCTGAATCTAAAGGTGGAACACCTGCAGGTTCTGATACTGGTGGCGATTTCGATAATCAGTTTTAATAAACTTGGTTGGGCTAATAGAACCACTTAAGTGTGACCCAGGAAAACTCATTAAATTTATTCCTGGTTGGTGAATTGACACCATATAAACAAAGCCAAGTAAAAAAATTCCAGCGTATTGAATGGGTTAAAAGGATTTTCCTCCTATGTTTCGTTCAATACAGAAAGACAATGTTTGGTGCTGCATTGGGAATAAAAAAGCACTACTCGTTTCTTTCATGACGAGTATAAGAACGGAGTCGTGTTTTGTCGATGAAGTTCATCCTTCTAGCGAGGGGGTTGGTACCTATTTTTGTTTGTAGTTATTCCGAATCTTGACGAGATAATCGGTGTGAAAAATGGATAAAGTCATAAAATAAAATTCCCTTGAAACTACAAAAAAAAAGGTTTTTACCCCTCGCTGGTATAATTTGGTGCAGATTAATTAGCAGTCCTAGGTTTACTGCTTAAATCAAGATGGAAACAGGTGCGTTGCTAGTTCTTGAGCCAAATATAATATTATGGTATGAGTATTTTGGATTTGAAAAAAGAATTTAAAAAACGAAAATTAAAGCTAACGCATTGCGTTGAATCTTTAGAAGAATTAAATGACTACCTAACGGTAGACATACTTAAAAGAGGAAATGTAGATGCGACACTTGTTGCATTAGTTTCAGCAACAATGACTTTATCTTCCCAATATAATAAAAAACCTTTCTTTATAGATCTACTTTCATCAGCTTTAGCTACTATTCAATCTGAAAAATACCGAGAAGACGGTAATAAGCTAAATTAAGCTCATACAGAAGCTCTAATATTAGGGGGTACATTGATACCGTATTTATGCCTGAAGGGCACTCTCCGTTAAGATATGGAGCTTTAAATGCTATTCTTGATTGTGTTTTAGGTCTTTTTGCTGTTTTTCGTCTTCTTCCTTCATACATTGATAATGAGCATAATCTTTAGATGCAAAAGCAACAAATGATTGTTGTGAAGATACATCTTTTTTACAATATCTACATTGAGCAATGTATCTATCTATATCTTCTAACTTTCTTTTTTTTGCTTTTTTTCTCATTAAACTGATCTGTGTTTGGGGTATTATTGGCAATGTCGTCAATAAATTTATTTAACTCATTTTCATAAGACATATCCTCACCATGTTCTTTATGATGAGTATAAGTTCTTTTATTCAAGAATGAGTTTTTTGATCGACCAGCTGCCATCTATATTTTGTTCTAATTCTGCTTTAGACTTAATACATTTATAAGTAACATTTTCTGTAAATATTCTTTCAGCTTCACGCTTACCACGAAGGCATTGAGCCATTCCATCAGTTTGTATTCTATGTTCTTTAATTTCTGCTCCTACAAACATTAATAAAGCTACTATTAACTCTGTTTTCAATTGCCACCTCCATTTTTATATTTAAGAGATCTATTAGAATCTTTTAATTTTTCAACATCAGCTAAAAGTTTCTCAACTTGTTTTTGTAAAAATTCAATATTAACTTTATTGTGCATACCATCTTCTTGTGCTTTTTGTAATTTTTCTACTTGTTTGTATAAATCTTCAATAAGCATAAATTGTTCACTATCTGCAGGAAGACTTCCTAAAGCACCACGAGGCCATTTGATTCTAAACTCGGTATTCTTTTCTAAATCACTTGTCATTAATTGAAGTTCAGTAGAATGTTTATTAAGTTGTTCTACGATACCGAAATATGCCCAAGTGCCAATTGCTACCATACAGATCAACGAAGCTACTGTTTTCATCGGCATTTGCACAGCTGCTTCTTCAGATATTCTTAAAGGTTGTTTTCTGCTCATACTAAATTAATTGTTGTTAATATTAATAACGAAGACCATAATAAAGTTAGAAAAAAGTAAACTCCTAACTTTACAAATTTCATTTCTTACCTTTAAATATCTGAGTTCCTTTAATACCGTATATTGACGCTACAACGAGGATCCACAAATTTGTGAACCATGAAGGGAGCTGTTGGAATTGTTCGAAGAACATTTTAATTTTTTCTGAAGCTCCCGGATCATCACTAAAAACTCCATAAGCGATCACTAAAATTGGAAGCGTTAATATTATAAGTACTGCCTCGTCTTTCCAGTCTGATTGACGAGCTTCTAATAATTTACCAGAATAAGCTAATTCTCCTTTAGCCATTTTCTCGGCATGTTTAGCAGCAGCATCTGACATTAACATTTTAGTTTCTTGTTTCTTTTTGTAGATGTGTGTTGCTGCGTTTAATCCTAATTTAAGAGCTGAGAACCACATTTAATATTTCCATACATTAGGTCTAACAGCATACTTATCACCGTTATCTGTTGTTAAAAAATCAATATGAGTAAATGTTTTTGCAACTCCAATACCCATTGCTTGAGGATTGTAGTTCATTGCAAATCTAATTAACTTATATTGTGTTTGTGTATTTGTAGAAATATCAACAGCTAATCCTGTTGTATGTGGGCCATCCATACCTGTAGAAGATACCGAATTATTATGTTCAGGTGATCTATAACCTGAAGTAATAGAAACTCCTTCACCATGCATATTTCTAAATGCTTGGCAAAAATCTAATACTATAGGAGATATATTTAATTCTCCAGTTCCTTGACATTTAAATTCATCAGCAGAAAAGTTTGGCCATCTTTCTGCATCCCATTGATCAACAGAAGTTATCATTTTTTATAACTCCTATATAAATGGTTTTTGTATTGATTCCATCTCAATACCATTCTATCTTTAAAATTACTCCACCAATTTTTAAATTTATCTAGCATATTGTTTCTCCAGTCTATCCATAGAAATAAATTGACTTTCTTGGATGTGATTTTCCCAGATTCCGAGTTCAACTATTCCCCAACTCCACCCAGTTAAATTCAATTTAGCATACTCCTCAACATGATTAAAAGGCAACGCACAACCTACATTAACTATTCTAACAAAGTTTCTATCCCCTATTTTAGGAGCTTTCCAATCTCTGTATTTATGAGTATGTCCAAAGACTATATCATTAGTTGCATCATTAGCTATTTGGATTTCACAATTTTTTCCTCCATATTCTTTACCCATAATATTGAGAGGGCAATGTGTAAAGGCCACCCCCCCTACATTTTTAAATGCCCCATAGGGAGAAATTTTCCAGTTACGCAATAAATAAGTATCATGCAGTTCTTTTTTCATCATACCTGCTATTTCAGGAATGTTCTCCTCAAACTTATAAACTCTTTGTTCGTGGTTACCGAATGTACAATGTCTAGGTATTCTATCGTTATCAATATATTTATCTAATAAATTAATAGCAGATCTTAATGAGTCTATATCTACCATATAGGCATCTTTAAGTTTACCAGCTTGTGTAGAATTTTTTTGAAAATAACTTAAACTATCGAATGAAGCAAAATCACCTATTTGAATAATGTAGTCAGGTTCTTGTTCTTTTATATATTTGCCAATCCATTTAAATCTATCTTGAGGTATATTAGGTGAATCATGTGTATCACCTATAACTATTATTCTGTGTCCTTTAAACATAAACTATTTCATAAAGAAATAGAAAACAGATCCAATAAGTCCACCAAGTAAAATAATAATTCCACCTGCACCTTTCCACCTATTCATATCTGCTTTCATATCCTTTACATCCTTTCTTAATTCATCCATTGTTTTAATTAAACTTTTCATTCTTTCTGCACAAATCTTTTCATGAGAAGATAATCTTACTGCAGTAACCATATCGCTATATTCCTTTGCAGATATTATCTTCTTTTTTCTCATGATTGAATAACCTCAATTGGTTGACAATAAAATTTAATAAGTGTTTGAAATTTATTAACATCTTCAATCTGATAAGATTTAAAAGTATTGTATGCATATTCATAACCTGCATGTCCACATTCGTGATATGAACTGAATTGCCCTTGAGGAATAGGTGCTGAGCATGTACCTAAAACTATAGAGCATACAATTATATTGAGAACATAAGTCATTTGTTGTTGCTATAAGTTTTATGTATTTTACTAAACGCACAATTATCTAAAATTAATATTAATATTTACTCTAATTTTTTCATCAGTTTGTGTTACTGAAGAATGTTTTATATGACCATCAAATATAACAGCTTGATTAGCTACCGAATGTACTTTCTTACCATCTTCAAATAAAGTATATCCATTATTAGTATTAACTGAATAAAGTAATACTTTGTGTTTAAAATCTCCATCTATATGAAATCCTGTAGTTATAGGTTTAGGAGTCTTGGTATATAAATTAACTTTACCTCTTAGTAATTCTTGATGTTCTACCTTTGCCATGATTGGATAAACAATAGGCATTAAATGATCGCTTAATGTTTGTTTGTCTTTGTATAGTAAATGACAAAAGAAAAAATAACTATCATCATTTGGATCTGCTGTTGATGCCATATAATAATATGGAAAATCACTTTCCATTGTCATTGTCTTAATTGTTTTAAACAATGGATCTGGTAAAAAATTTTTAATAATTTTCATTAATTATAATTAAGTGCTAAACTTATTCTTTGCTTTTTGCCTATATGTTTTTGTACACAATGCTGTAAATGACTTCTAAATATAATAAGACTATTTTCTAAAGCATTAAAAGAATATTGCTGAAAGGTTAATTCATTTAATCCTTCTACACCATTTGGTGGTAGCATATCTTGATAAGGATTGTTAAAACAAATTGGTGTTGCTTTATCTATATTCTTTTCTCCTTCTATAATAAATATAGCTGAATACCTATGAGAAGCATGATTGTGAAATTCTTGATAGTCACCTTCGTTATAAAGATTTAACCAAGCAGAATAAGGTTTGTCATAAACTAATTTAGATCCATGTGCATGATTAAAAGAAGTTACATATTCATTAATGACTTTTAATAAAACTTCAAAATGAGGATCGTCAATTAGATTATATTGATTAAAAGTATTTTTAAGTTGAGAGTACCAATTAGATTTATTTTCTTTTATTTTATTTAAAATGTTATTTGATTTCTCTTTAAGAAAATCTAATTCTAATTCATCAAAAATTTTATCTTTATAAAATATAGCTGTAGGAAAATATAATTTAATCACCACTTACCTATCGGACATTTAATGTTGTGAAGTGATTTTGGTATTCTTACTTTCAATGGCATAAAACAATTACACTCTTTACATAATTTAAAGGTGTTATTAAACCTATCACATTTTTGACAAATTAAATATCTTTCTTTTGATAAAGAAGTTTCAGGATGGGGAGAGTTTTCTAATTCCTTAATATTTAAGGATAACTGCTCCTGTTTGTGTTCCTCCTCCACCATACGCATCGAATCCATTTTGTTTTGTTCCAGTTGTTCCACTATACCAACCTCCTGCATGCCAACCAGCAGCAAAACAACTATTATGACCTAAGGCAGCAATATCAGAATCAAGACTTGAGAAATCAACACCAGCTCCTCCGTTTGCATTTCCACCACATCTTGATACTGATTGACCATTACCACCAGCTCCTGCTGATGCTGCAAGATCCCAAGCATAGTGTTGCATGTTTGAAGTTCCACATCTATATCCTCCATAGATTGTTGCACCTACACCTTGTTGTGTTCCAAGAGATGCAGTTGGTCTGTAACATCCTTGTACTTGCGAACCTACAGTACCCATATAAGATCCTTCGTTAGCAGCTCCAGCTGATTTTTCTTGAGAACCATTTGAGTGTTGTCCACCACCACCACCTAATGCAATTAGTTCTGCTGCATTTCCAGATATTCCAAATTTAGATGAGCCACCATTTTTTCCAACAGATGATCCACCACCTGTTCTAGTATGCCAAGCTGCTCCACTTTCACCAACTGTGTAATTGTAAACTGTATCTTTAACAACAGCATAAGATGCATGGTAAACTATACCACCACCTCCACCTTTTCCTCCGTTGTGTCCAGTTCCTCCAGCTGCACCTATAACTACTGCTTTAATATTTCCAGTTACAGGAGATGTCCATGTTCCTGATCCGTAAGTTGAGAATGTTTGTAATGTAGGAGCTTTAACTAGAATAGTAAATTGTCTTGCTGAACCTGCTGCACTAGCACTATCAGTTGGTGTTACTTCGAATGTAGAAGTTGTATCTGAATTAACAGCAGTAGCTGTTCCTGACCAAGTACCATCATTATTTAAAGTTAATCCTCCAGGAATAGAACCAGAAGTTACAGCGTAAGTAATTGTTTGACCTTGTGCATCACTTGCTGATAACGCTGTTACTCCTGATGCTGCTCTACCACTATCGTAAAGAGTACCAAGAGAACCTGCTGCCGTATTCCAAGTTGGAGCAGTATTTGGATTAACAGTTTGAGTAAAAGCTCTGTCTGCTGTTTTTGAATTTGCTGTTGCTCTAACTGTAAAATTATATGAAGTTGAACTACCAACATTAGGAGATGTTCCTGTAATTAATCCAGAACTATTCATTGATAATCCAGTTGGTAATGCACCAGAAGTTATTGCATAAGTTACTGTATCTCCATCACTATCAGTACAAGATAACTGAATATTTTGTGACATGTTATTGTATATGATAGGGAGGGTAGCATTTGTTTGCCATACAGGATTATTATCTACATTGATAACATCAGCTAAAACAGCAGTTAAAGCATCACCATTTGTAACATGAATATCATATGGTTCTTTAGCATTAGTAAATTGTGATCTTGCTATTACAGCTGTTATTTGAGTAGCACTATTTCTTGTTGTTGTTGTTGCTGTTACTTCACTAGCATCATTACCTATAAATTTAATTACAGCTCCTGTTTTAAAATTTTTACCTGTAATAACAAAAGTTTCGTTACCACCTAAATCTGTTTGAACATCAACAACATCAACAGAAGTTAATTGAGGAGGAGATAAAAAATCTGTTGTTCCAGTATTATCTCTAAATTCAAAATTATTTGTTGTTGAATTATATCTTAATTGTCCTGTAGTTGTTCCTCTTTGACCAGTAGAACCTACAGATACTTTAGTACCTTCTGTACCTGTGTCATTTATGTTTTCAAATGAAACATCTAATTTTGCTGAAGGTATTTTATTGTTTGTTATACTTCCTGCTATTTTACTTAAATCTCTTGCTTTTGTCATATTACCTCGCTGTGCAGGGTACATTGTTTGACCCTACTAATGTTGTTCCTATTGCATAATAAATATATTTATCATTATTTGCATTATATCCACCTACTGTATTTCTAGCTTTAAAACCATTAGAAAGAAAATCAAAAAATATATGGTCTTGATCTCCTGTATTATTATTTGCGGATATGTATGTACGAATAGGATTAAAAGTATCTCTTTTAGTATCTAATAAATACCATGCTTGTGAATTACTATAATTTTTGACAAATACAAATTGTGGTTTAAATCCTGTATAAACAAATGCTCCATCTGTACTTCCATTTCCAATGTAAGAACCTACTTTGCTATAACCAGGAATACTTCTAAAAAAATAAGCTACACAAGTTTCGGAACTTGGATTAACAGAACTAGAATTATCAACTTGATAATAAATTGAAGTAGGATCAGAATCTTTCCATAATGGAGCATCACTTTGAGCATCAGATGTATTAAGAACTACATAATCTGTGTTATCAGTTTTATGATATACTGCCCAATAATTAGCATTTTCTAATCTTTTAGATATTATCATTTCAGGAACAGCTCCTAATCCGTGTGCTATCTTTGCTCCATCAACTCCATTTCCAGTAAATTTAATAATTGAAATACCTGAAGTTGCGTTCATAGAATAAGATGATGGAGTTATATCTGCACCTGTTGTATTAATTCCTGATGTTGTTCCTGCTTTCCAATTCCAAGATACTTGTGATGCACTATTAGTATTAATATCTCCACCATCTCCAATAGTAAAACCATCACTATCAAATGAAGTTAAACCACCTGCATAAGTTGCCTCAGCATTTGTGTTGTTTGTAGTTAGCCATTTAGTAACTCCTCTAACTGAATCCCAAAGAGTATGTCCATTAGCATCATCTCGCCTTTTAATCCAGACCATATCTGGTTGGTGTCCAACTCCAGTTATACTTTGTGTACTACCTGTTCCTGTATAAAGTTTAGTATTAAAATAATCTGTATATTTATTAATTGTAGTATAAGCCATTATAAATTTAATCCTTTCGTACAAAGAGCTGTATAACCTGCTGGTACATCATACTCAAATATTCCTAATCCACTTGCATTAGTTCCTGCACTAGATACTGCTGTTGTTCCAAAGTACCCATTCCCAAAGTTATATTCTAAATTTCCATTTTCTACTGAACCTATTGCACCAAAATGATCAACTCCTATTGTTATTCCTGAATACATAGCATTAGTAGTTGTTCCATTTTCTATTTCAGTTTCAGTTGCACTATTCATCCAAGTACCATTAATACCTTGCCAAATTGTTCCATTATCTGCATCAAAAGCAATACTTATAATTTCTCCATCATTATATACTGGATGCCAATTTCCGCCTGAAGAAGAACCAGTATATTTAACTTGAGTATTAGCATTATTATAAGAAATCCAAACATCATTTCTATCTCCTAACCAAGATTGACCACCTGCAAGATAATTCCAACTATCTACATCTCCACCAAATTTTCCAATACCTAAAGCTACATTTCCAGTTTGTTTAACTTCCCAATACCATTTACCTTTATTCACTCCTAGTGTACTCATGTGACCTCTCCAATTTCCACTTCTTGTAACTTTTGTATTTCCGTTAGAAAATGTTAAAGCAGGAGAGCCTCCACTCTCAATTTGTAATTGGTTTATTGTAGCAAAAACATTGCTTGGACAGTCTTCTGATTTTGTAAGTGTACCTGCACCTACTGCCCAATCATTAGAATTAGATGATTGGTCTGTAACTGTATTACCATCTTTTAAAATTGTAAATCCATTATTACCCATTGTAATAGTAGGTGCTGTATTTATTTGCCATTCGCCTGTTGTTGAATCGATGGAACCAAATGTAGATGCTTGATAAGCTGTTCCATCTACATAATGAAAATATGATATGTAACCATCAAATAATTGAGTATGACTTTCAGTTCCAGAAATTGTAAAAGTATTATTAGTTTGTGCTAATTGAATACCCCAATCCATATTTTGAGTTATGTTAGTTGTAGTTTTTGTATATCCACCTAAGTTATCTACATTAACTCCATTAATATAAAGTTTGATTCTATCAGCTTCTGTTGATTCTGTTGAATCTCCTACTAATACAAGATGATACCAAGCATTTGTATCTCTAAATACTTTATTTGTTGTCCAATTTACTCTATCAGTTCCACCTTCTGCTGCAAAAATCATAAGTTGATCATCAGTTTCAAATTTTGCATAAAGTCTATCATTACTATCTTTATAACCTTGAAATAATCTTTGTTCTGTACCAAGTTTGCTTCTTTTAAACCAACACGATACTGTAAATTTTTTTGCATTTGTTGCTGTTCCTTGATTTTTATGTAAATATGTACTAGCCATTAGTTAAATTGTCCTCCACCTGTTGCACCAAATGTAGATTGTAATGTAAATACTCGGTCACTAGTTTGTCCTTGTGCATCTGTTGCCCTAATTGTAAAAGTATATAATGTTGGTGATGTACTTGAACCACCAAAATCACTTGTAGTAATAACTCCAGCTGTAGACAACGCACAGTTGGCTTGAGAAGCGTTTGTTAAAACTAAAGGAGAAGATACTTCTGTAAAAGTAACTGTATCTCCTGTTGCTGCTACCGTTGTTATTGTTCCATTGAAATTACCAGCTACTGATCCTAAAGAACCTGCTGATGTTGTCCAAGAAGGTGCATCACTTACATTTAATGCACTAGCTCCAGATATAACTGAATTACCATCTGGGTTTTCAACTCTAACTCTGTAATTTGCTGAATCAACAGTTAATGTAAAGTTTGCTGTAATTGATGTAGCAGAAGTATAAGTTACCGAACTTGCTTCATACCATATTCCTGTTGAAGTATTAATTGCGTGTACTCTTGGTATTGCTACAAAATTTGTTCCTGCAATAACTACATTAGATGGATCGTTAGTAATAACACTTGGAGTTAAACTTGATATTGTAGGTTTAGTTTCACCTACTGTAACTGTACCACCTAATGCTACTGCTGATCCGTTAATTGTAATTGAATTATTAGCAAGATGAATATTATCTATTGAACCATCTGCTACATGTTCACTATTAATACTATCATCTGCAATTTTATCTCCATTAACAGCATCAGCACCAATTTTATCTCCTGTTACTGCACCTGTATTTAATTTAGCAGTTGTTATTCCAAGATCTGCAATTCTTGCAATGTTTAAAGTTCCTGAAGAAATATTTGCAGCATTAATTGAAGCTACATTAAATGTACCATAAGCAACTATATCTACAACATCACCATTAGATAAAGGTGAAGCAAATACTACTGAAGTACCAGAAGTAATTGTAATATCAGCTGCTGACATACGAACCCCATTAACAAAAACATCAGCGTACCCTGCATCATAAGCAAGAGTGTTTCCGTTTGCATCTGCACCAGTTACATTAGAAACTGCACCTGTAATATTATATGTATATCTTTGAGAAGTTCCATTAACTGTTGAACCTGCTGCTGCCCAACCAGAAGTTTTGTAAACTTTTAATTCATTAGCTGTCGTATCGAAATAAAGATCACCCACATCTGTTGAAGAAGTTGGTGCTGAAGATGAAACTCTATATCTTTCACCAAAACTATTAACGCCAGTAATATTTGAAGCAACTGTATTAACATTTGCAATATCATTTCCAACAAGTGAAAGGTTAGTATTATTGTTTGCTACAGTTGTTATATTTGAAGCATTGTTTGCTAATGTTGTTAATCCAGTTGTTCCAGCTAGTGTTGTAATATCTGCAGATATACCTGCTAAAGTATTGATGTCAGAAGCATCTCCTGCTACTGTATTTATATTTGTTGAATTAGCATTAACAGCGTTTATATTTGTTGCGTTTCCAGCAACAGCATTAATATTTGTTGCATTACCAGCTACTGAGTTAACATTAGATATAGCTCCTGCTACCGTATTAACATTAGCTATATCATTACCTACTGAATTAACATTAGCAACATTAGCTGCTACTGTATCTATTTCAGAAGTTGTTTCATTTAAATCATCTGCTACTGTTTCAATTTCAGAAACTGTTTCAGCTAAATCATTTGCAACAGCAACTACTTTAGTAATATCTGCTGCTACCGTATTAACGGATGTAATATTACTAGCTACTGTATTTATGTTTGTTGCATTTCCTGCAACTGAAGTTACATTTGCTGCAATACCAGAAACTGTAGTTACATCTGTTGCTATTGCTGCAATAGTATTTACATTTGTAATATCTTGTGAAAATTCTAAAGCTGTACCACCAGAATTAACTGATAAAATTTTATTTGCAGCTAATTCAGGAAAAGTAAGATTGTAAGTTGATGCAGTTGTTGATGCAGCTCTTGGAGAGAATTTTAAATCTCTTTCAAGCTGTTGACACATAGCTATAATTTTATCTAATTCATCATTTAATGAAGATATTTGAAAAGCTCCTGAAGTAGGAAAGTCAGTAGATCTTGATATTGCTAAATCTCTAAAAATTGTAATCTTATCATCAAGAGTGGCACCCCCACCTAATGTAATTGATCCTCCACCTGAAACACCTGCTCCAGTTACAGAATATTGTGAAGCTGATGATGGTGAAGCATTGTATGTTAACAATGAAGTACCGTTGTAAACTTTAATATCGTTTACTGTGAAAAATTCAAAAGGAACAGAAAAACTTGTCTGTCCTGATGTTGCTGTATATTGAACTCGAGGTTCTGTATCAGAAATAGTAATAGCCATTATTTAAATCTTAGTCCTTTTTGTATGTCGTCAAACAACCAGTCCAGATACCATATATTCTGAAGTGGTATCAATCTACGCACATTCTTTGCTGTGTGGTGATTATATTTATTTCCAAATACATCAAATAAAATGTCAGCAATATTGTAAAGCTGTCCTCCGGTAGCTCCACCTATTGTTCCTGCTTTCCATCTCATTGATGATCCGTATGGTTTAGATTCTCCTAACATAGGAGAAATTCCAATATTGTTATTTGATAATGTTTCTATAGCTTTATTTATATCTGTATAAATTCCACCTAATCCAGATCTATCAAATCCATTAAGTAATTTTTGTGTTAATGATAATTTTGAATAATCTCTATTAAATCTAGTTTTGTGATAGATAGCATCTATAACCATACCAGATCCTAATAAAAGCAATGCACCAAATAAAAAATCTCCATCTGCTTCTTGCATACCTCTCATTAACATTCTTTGTTGTGCACCCATTGCAAATTTTTTAAATTGAGCCAAAACAGAACCTAATTCGTAACTCATCCATTTAGGAGTATCTCCTAAACCTGGAGTTACAATTGCAATATTAATATCTTTATTTAGAGCTTCTCTAAAAGCTGCTCTTGCTCCATCATCTGTCCAAGAAGCAGTATTAGCCATAAAATTATATTTTGCTTTTGTTCCATGTTCTTCAAATTGTCTAGCTATTCTTTTAGCCATTTGTTGATCAATACCAGAACTAGCTAAAGCAGTTTTCCATTTATCTGCTAACTGTCCTCCTTTAGACCATTTAATAGAGTCTTCAAGTATTCTAGAACCAATTGTTACCGAAGCTAATGCTTTTGCAAATTCTGTCCATCTAGACATCATGTTTACATACATAAAGTTTAAATGAGCTAGTTGTCCCATTCCTCGTTCTATTTTATTTGCAACACCAAACATATCTCCAATATCTCCCATAAGCATTGCTCTTTGTCCTGTAATTAAATCCCATGCTTCTCCTGCTGCTCTACCTTCTGCTTTTCCTAATTTAAATAAATTACCATCTGCAAGAAAATTACCTAATAATTCAAATTGAGTTCTAAATCCTCTTTTAACTCCAGAAGTCATAACAACACGAGCTATATCTGGAGCTGCTGCCATAAATCCTGTAAGCATAGTTAATGTATTATAATGTTTCATTGTTCTCATTGCAGTAGAATACCAAGCGTGAGGATTAGAAGGCAATCCAAAAGTACCTCTAACTAATTCTATTGCTGCTTCTAAATCTGATAAAACTTGATCTCTTTCTTTAATAAGAGCAATTCTTTCTTTACCTTTTTTACCAACTAATTTTAAAGCATATTCATTAGCAACAGATAGTAAACCTGGATCTGTCATAGATTCAGCTTCTGAAATATATTTATATCCTTTACCATTAGGATCTCCAAATTTTCTAGTAAGAAGAATATCTGGTATCATTTGTCTAGAATATGCTTTAGCAAGACCGAATATATCTCCCATAATAAAACCTTGCTCAATCATTTTTACTTGAGCTTCAGCATCTAAATTTAATGTTCTAGCTCTTAATGATCTAGCATATCTATCTTTATTAAAGATAAATCTTTTATGTGCTAAAAATTCATCTAAACCTTTAACACCACCTTTTCCATATGCTTCCCATTCTTCAAGCCATTTTTTCCAAGGTGTTTTTTCAAATCTTTGAAAAGGAAAATAATTAGACAAATCTTCTATTAAATCATCCAATGCTTTTTTATTCATTGTGATGCCTAATCTTCTATTATTATCAATTATAATTTGTCTAAATCCTGCTTTGTTAGCATCAATATTATTTTTAAGATAAATTCTATTTATATAATTATCTACTTTAGAACCTGATTTAATTCTGTCATGTAATTTTTTTAATGAATCTATATTAGCTTGAATTTCATTAATAGTATATTGTACTCTAGTTTTTGAAGATGGTTCATAAAAATCAACTGTCTTTTCTTGTTTGATTCTCATTTTTTTTAATGTTTCTTCCCATAGTTTTAATTCTTTTACTACTGGCATTTCTCTAATACCTAGTTCATCTATTTCTTTCCATAGTTTGTCATAAACTTTATCACCATAAATACGAGATGATTCATAAACTTCAGGGACACTATGTTTTTTTAATATTCTTGCTTTTGCTACTTCTTGAGAAAATTCACTTAAAGTATAATGATTAGGAGTCATTCTATTATGTAAATGTAAACCTATTTGAGTTTTGGGTTTTGCATTTTCACCTTGTACTCTAGCTATATATTCTAAATATTTATTTCTAACTGCCATGTGAGCTTCTAGCTCATCTACTCTCATAACTTTCATTTTAGTTTCAATAGATCCTGTACTAGCACTCCAATCTTGAGCTTTAGTATTTTTAATTTTTATTAAAGGAGTATCTAATATATCTCCCATCATTCTCTTAGCAGTAAGAGATGATGATTTAACTACTCTAAATACAGGAGTCCATGGCCCATCTTCACCAAACCATTTTAAATGAGTTTTAACAAATTCTTCTCCTTCCATTCTTTTTTTAGGAGTGTTAGCTATATTATTACTTTTAATACCTTGTGAACCTACACTACTTGGTGGAGAATCTATTTTATTAGCATCAACTAATATACCATCTTCATATATTTTAGTTTGACCTGTTTCATCTAATTTAGTTGTTATTTTAGGAACAGCAGTTTTGTTATATGTTTTATCTAATTCAACAACATCATCTACTACTTTAGCTGGAATATCACTTGTAAATTTATTTAATGCCATTGGTATTACATAACCACCTGCTGCTATCCATGGAACAATGTCATCTGCTCTATGAGGATCTATATTTTGTTTTACTAATTCTTCTGCTGTAAGCATAGAGCCAAATGCAACAGATGATCTTGCTGCTTTAGCTTTCCAAGCCACATAAGTAGAAGGATCTGTAACAGCTCCTATTATTCTACCAAGAAAATAATAAGGTGATTCTTTTTGAATAGTAGCATTGTGATTCATTTCATCTAATAACCATTTAGTTTCTTGAGCACTTTTACTAAACATAAATTTATCATGTATAGATTCCATACCTATTAATTGAGGATCTGTTTTGTAATTATAATTTTCATCATCAACAAAATTCTTTTTATCCATGATTTCATCATATAAATATTGTCCACCCATAACAAAAAGGTTTTCATCAGAAATACCATCCCATGTATCTCTGAAAGGTTGAAACTTTAAAGTTTTTTGAGCTTCCATAGCTCTTTTCTCTCTGGTTTCCCAATCCATAGGTTTTTGTTGAGTATAAAAAGTTCCCATTAGTATTTTAATAATTTACCAGCAAAATGATTAATACCATTTTTGTAACCTTGTTGAATATATACATCTAAGATTAAATTACCTTCAGGATAATATTTATCAAATGCTTCATTACCCATTTCATGTCTAATCATAAATTTAATTATATTATGCATTTGATCTTGATCTTGAAAATTAACAGGTTCTGTTACATCAAAACCTTGTTCTATTGCTGATTTAATATAAACATCACTATCTTCTGCATAAGCAGATAATATTTCTTCTAAACTTGGAGTATCACCATATTTTTTAACTAATTTATTATTAACAATAGTTGACATATTAATCATAGTTATAACACCTGCTCTAATACTATCAGCAGGATGAGCAAAGACTGCAGCTTCATTACCTTCGTTTTTAAGATCTAAAGCACCATTCCATCCACCTTTAATCTTTTTAACTGCCATATAATTGTTAGTTCTAAATGTTAATGGCAACGATTTGTCTTGCCAATTATCATTAATAAATTGCATAAACATTGTACTTTCATTGTAATTTCTTACTGGCATTTTATGTGGAGCAAATAAACCTTCTACAAATTTAGAATTAGTTGGTATTTTATTATTTTTATTTATTTTTTGTGAATAACTTAATACTTCATTTTCTTTAATGCTTTGTAATTCAATATTTTTTTTAGCTTCACTTAAATCAGGAACATTTTGTCCAATATTAAATAACATTTTAAATGGCTTCCATTCATTAGGAATGTCATCAGCAAAAGGAAAATCTACCATCCATGACCAATCTGCCATTCTAATTTTTAATTTTTCTACACCATGAGATGCTTTTTTAATTACTGTTTCTAAACCATTATCATCAGGTTTAGCTGGGCCTAACCATTTGTCTATAAAATTTTTTCTATCTTGTGCTAACCATTCTACTAATTGTCCTACATTAGCAGGAGCATCAGGATTAATTTCTTGATCAAAAGCATCAGGAACCCATACAGCATCAGAAGGAGTTACTCTAATTACTTTACCATCAGGATTAATAATAGATATTCTATATGACATTTTGTTTTTAACTAATTGATTAGTTGGTTGATAAATAATATTTTTATCTTCATCCATTATTACATTAGTAATTTCTTTTAATGTCCATTCATCTCCGTTTTCTTTAATACCTAATAAACCTACTTTTTGATCTTTAGGTAATGAATCATACCATGCTTCTACATGAGCTATACCATCTGCATTAAGAACAGTTCCATCTATGCCATATTCTCTTTCAATACCATTTTTAATTAGATGATATTTATTATCTCCTGCTTTAGTATATTTACTTGGTGCCCATCCTCCAGCTAACATTTGATCTAATGATTTATATACTGCATTAGTTATAATCCCATTGTCTTTTGGAAACATATTAAATGTAGCATTAGGAGCATTTATTTTAATATTTTCTAAAACTTTTGCTGTAAACTCCTCTAACAATTGTGGATTATCTTCAAATAATTCTGCAGGACTTCTTGCCCAAAATGTCCATCCAGGAAATAATAGATCTGAATATTTATTATCTCCTAAAAAGGTACTCCATGATTTATCTCTAGATACACTTTCCCTCCAAGGTAAAAATATATCATCTATTATATTTGGATTACCATCTAATGCTTCATTAATTTCAAATTTAAGTTTATCCATATTTTCTAATGCAATAGTATCTACATATTCAGTTATTTTTTTCATATCTCTAGTACCCCATTTAGTACCAGCAGTTATTAAATCCATATCTGTTGTATAATCAGAATTTGCTACATGTACTAAAAAAGGATCTGCTTCTAAACTTCCAACTACAAAATCATTTTTAATATCATTATATAAATCTAATTTTTCTTTAAAATTTTTCATAACACCTTCGTCATCTAATTTTCCAGTTTCAGACTTTATAAAAGCTGCCCAATGTTTAGGAACAAGACCTTGTGCTTTATATATTGCTTTCATTTTTGAATAATTAGCATCAGTTACTTTAAGTATTTCTCTACCATCATGTATACCTTCAGAATATAAAAGCATATCTAGCATTTCATATTTTTCTTCTTTTGATAAGCCAGTAACAAATTTAAATCTTCTTGCTTCATCTGCTTTATCAGCAAGTTTAGTTACTTTAGCAAAGTGTTTCATTAATTTATTTTTATCTGTATTTTTTACAGAGGATGCATGTTTTGACATGTGTAAAGAGAAGTTTCTATTTTTACCTTCCATAAAATTCATAAAATGAAAAGCTCCACCAGGTTCAATTGCAGCTTCAAAAGAAAAATTATTTTTACTTGCATTTAAATCAGCTATTCTTTTTCCACGAATATTATTAAATTTACCAAATACACTTTCATAAATTTTATCTCTAGTACCTTGTTCAGAAATATATTTTTTATATTCGGTCATAACAGCATTATTACTTTCTGGCATAGGGTATACATCTTCTCCATTTAACCAAGATTGCAAATAATTAAATGCTTGATCTTCACTATCAAAAGATTGCATTATTGCTAATAATCTATTTTCTGTAAAATCATTAATTCCTTGATAAAATAATTTATTGTGAGCTGACTGGTTTATAACAAAACCATCAACTAAATTTTGACTAGCATGGCTATTATTGTTTAATAAAGGTATAGAATTGTTTACTGCTTCTTGATTAATTTTATTAATTTTTGTTTCCCAACTATCTGTTGCATTGTTAAAAATGTTTTCAAATCCTTCATTAATTTCTCCAGAAGTATAATCAAAGTTTTTAACATTACCTGCTGCAGCTTTATCATTTTTTAAATTAATATAATCAGTAGATGCTTTATTAATAGCATTAGCTTTTTTATGAGCTAATATAGATACAGCTGTTTGTTTGTATGCAATAGGTACTTGAGCTAATATAGATTCACTATATGCATTAACTACTTCTGTCATATTATTAGGATTGCCTTTATTTTCTTCAGCAAATTTTCTAAAATCAGCTTCAGTAGTTTCTACAAAACTATTATACCAATCTGCTTGATCAATAGCTATAGCATTTTGTTCTAATGCTTGTAGAGATGATTCCATTTCATCTGCAATAATACCTAGTTTGCTTTTTGATTTTACCTGAGTAACAGGACTCTTATTTAATTCTAAAGCAATTTTCTTTTTACCTGTATCTAATGCCATTATTGATATGCTCCATAAAAAAAAATTATTACTATATTATTTAATATCATATTATCCTGTTTTAGGTGGTTTTTTATACTTGTCTATTTTAGCTTTAGTTTCAATACCTGAATTTACAATAGATACCCAACCACCAAATTGTTCGTTTTTTCTAGCAACTTTAGCTTTAGCTGATGCTAACGAATATTCACTCATCTTAGCACCAACATTTAATCTAATAGTAGTTATATCTTTCTGTGCTTTCTTATCTACTTCTTTTTGAATATTTAAAAAAGAAACACTATTATCATCTATGTTTGAACCACTTAAAATAGCTAAATTATTTTTTTTAGTATCTTTGGCTTCTCTATTTCTATCATTTTCTTTAGTTAAACCTTCAAGATTAGCTGCTTTAATTTTTAATTCATATTCTTCTTGTTCTATTTCACTTTGAATTTTAGAATCTTGAATATCTCTATATGCTCCACCTATTTGTACAGCACTAGATATAATCATCATTGTTACTGGATCAGCACTCATGCAAAAACTACCTCCACATTCATTCCCAAGATTTTAATTGGTAAAGGATCATCTTGAGAAATAGTTATTGTTGGACTTTTATCATAACCTAAAAAATAAAATTCTTTTTTAGATGTTACAGGAATGAGGTCAGAACCACCTTGGAAACTAACTTGTTGAATAACTAGAGCTTTAGAGGTGCTGTCTGCTGCTTTAATATTCATATCTAGAGTAGAGTTAAGATCCACGATGGCTCTTGAGATTCTTCTTGGAAGACCTGTTAATGGGCCTTCAGGTAATTCTTTGTCAATTGGCATTGTTTCTACTTCAGTATCATAATTGAATCCTATTTTTAAACCAGTAGCTTTTGGTGCATTAACTAATGTTATTGTATCAGATCCTGATACTGTAAATGAGCCAACAGAACTATTACCATCAATAACATTAACAGATTCATTTGTGTATATAGAATTTACTGTATGTAAAAATCCTTTAGTAAAAGTTACTACAGCATCATCTGCTGGAGTTGCTGCTAAAGTTTTATCAAGTGTTAACGAATATTCTCCACTACCATTATTAACTAATGATTGAATAGTATATTCAGTTGCGTTACCAGCTATTGTAAATGATTCATTTACTTTAGGTGATGAAGTTAATCCATCTATTACTACTACTGTTCCTGATTGACCTGCTCCATCAATAAGAGGTGTTCCTCGTTGGTTTAAAGTTGAAGTAGTTTGGCAATCTAATGTAGTACTATCATCATCTGCAAATTTTTCTAATGTATATGTAGTAACACCATTAAGAGATCTTTTAGCTATAACTATTAAATGATCATTTAAAGCTGCTATTGATTGAAATGTATCACTTGCTCTTGTAAACCATTGAGTCCATCCTGCTATTTTTTCATCTCTTACAGAATGAAATACTGAAAGTTTACCTGCGTGTGTAGAACCATTATTTAAAAAGAAAGCATATTGTTCAGGTCTTGTTAAATTACCTTTCATAATTGCTATTTCTTTTGGGCTATCAATTAAATGTTGAGCAAGTATAGATACTGTTGTAGATTTATAACCATCTTCAATATCTGAATAAATAAATTCTCTTATAGCTTTACCATTTTTTTGAACAAAACCTGTTGCTTGGTCAAACATCTGAGGAGCTGTTCTAGATATTCCATAAGGTGTTTGTCTTTTAACAGCAATATTTGCTGGTGTTATAGTATTATCATTTGCTCTTGGAATATAATATTCTCCTCCATCTGTAAAAACTTGTAAGTCTTTACCAGTAATAATGTGTCTTACTTCATTAACTTGATCTCCAGATATATCAATATCAATTGCATCTGAAGCTCCTCCAACATCTACATCAAAATTTGTATATTCAGAAATTTTAGATGCTTGTATAGATGCAGGTCTAGAAAACAAACCTCCAAACCATAATCTATTATTATGGAAAGTAACAGCTTGAGGATAACCTCTTAAATCTGACATAGCTTGTTCATCCCAATCTGCTGTTGCAGTAGTATTAGTTAATGTTTCATTACAAGTAGCTGTAACTTGTGTTGCACTAGTATAACCAGTAATAGTCATAGTCTTTTTATTTTTTCTAATTCTTAATCCTACCCAAGAGTTAGAAAAAGTATTTGCAGAAGCTGTAACTGTTACTGAACCAGTAGTACCACTAGTAGATATAGTTGTACTAGATACTTCGTATTTATAATATGGTTCATATATAGGAAAACCAGAAGAATGAGTTGCAAAATCAAAAGTACTAATTGTAAATGAAGTTGCTGATGCTCTAAATATTTTTCTTACTGGATTGTTTCTATGTGTAACATAAATAGTATCTCCAAATTGAGCAAAATTTAATTCAAATAATTGAGCTGTTGTCCAATTAGCATTTGTTGTATAATTTGCAGTAAGAGCTACACCACTTGTATTATATACATCCATTCTATTATTAGATAATACAATAACAGCTACTTCATCATCAGAAAATATAAATGGAATAATTCTAGATTCAGCAGGAAGTGATGTTAAAAAACTTGTTCCTGGTCTTCGCATAATTCCACCTTCAGCTAATAAAGCAAAATTTTTACAGCTTTTAGCTCCTGAAAAATAAGATGGAACATCTGTTCTTTGTGCTAATAATGGATTTAATTCACCTGAAGAAAAGTTAGTTATTACGGTCTTTAATGTTCTCGCCATTATACATCCGTTCTTGTAGATCTTCTTAAATTAATAAATCTATTTGTATCTAATACTTTTGAAGTAGTTTCTGTAGAATCAATGTTTTTAGCAATAAGAAATTGTCTTTCAGCTAATTCTTTAAATTGAGAAATCATAGCAGAATCTCTTGCAACAGAACCTGCAAAGATTGATGCTAATTCATATTCTAAAGCTAATACAAAATGTGGAGGGAAATATCCTTCATCTACTCTATAGATATAATCCATAATTAATTTACTTCCTGAACCATATCCATTTACATAAATGTAATCTTGGTATCTAGCATATGGAATTACATAATCATTAACTGTAATTGTATTAATTTGTAAAACTTCTGGTGATGTAGGAACTTGATATGCATAATCATATCTTCCTGCTGGTGTATTTGTTAATAGTGAAATTTGTTTTTGAGTTGTTGCGAATCTCCACTTATGTCTAGTAAGAGCAGCTTTAGTTATATCTTCGTATACATTATTAGCAACTAATGCTTCTGTACTTCCATCTGAAAAAGATGAAATTGGTTGAGCACCTATCATTACTAAAGCTCTTGCACATATGTCTATATTCGTTGTTGCCATAATTTTAAAAAAAATGATCTAGGGGGATTTCTCCCCCTAAATCGAAATCAGCGTTATGCCAATTTAGCAGTTGTTACAGTAGTTGCACCTGTTGCTGAAGTAACAGTAAGTAAATCTGCTTCTGGTGTTCCACCGATACCGATAGAACAAAGAATTAAATCACCTTGTTTTAATTCAGCGTAAGCACTATTAAAGTAACCACTAGCGACTACAGTTGCGATAGCATCTCCGTCAGTATAAAACCAAAGAGCATTGCCACCCATTTGAGCCACCTTTTTGATCGGATTGTCAGTTGCGTAAGCCATATTATTATATCTCCTTAGTTATTATTCTGTACAAAGTTGCACTCTAGCAGCATCA